AATTGTTTGAAAATCTTCGGCAGTTACCGCTCTATTCTGTGCGGTGTTTGCTCTAGGCGCATTGAATCGTATTGTTTCAATACTTTCTTTATCTTGTCCACCAAGAGAGAACTGAGACGCTACGAAAGATGCCGCAACAATCGAAGCTCCGGATACTTGTAAATTACTCGGATCTGACATCAAAGATAAATTTAGAATACCATTACCTGCAGCACCTTTAGAAACGACATATGTTAGTTTTATAACATTACCATCCTCAAGCGCTTGGCTGATGATTCCATCACCAAATCTAACTTCATACTTTCCATCATCAGTTTCCTTGATGTAATACGCATAAGATTCACGATTTAGATTCACGATTTGATCTGATCGTGTCCAACTTTGTGATGTTGCGTTTGTAGAAGAAAGTTCTGTTTTTACAACAAGCGTTGATATGTCTGATTCTGAATTGTTTAGCAGAAATTTTTGAGTCGGATTGTTTACATCATAAACATAAGTTTCGGACGTAATTACTCCTTCGGTTAGTGATATAGAATCGGCACTGTAAATACCATTCGACGGAAAAATTGTAATAGGATCTAAATTAACAAAGTAGTATGTTACGCCATCAACAACAGAACTGAATCGTGTTCCGTAAGGAACTGTCACATTTCCAAATGCGGTACCGCTGATCGATACCGTAAGAGATCCTTGAATTTTTGCTGATGTTGTAGATCTAGGTGTATATCCAAGTGCTGCAGCTAAATTAACAACAGAAGACCTTTTCTGAGCAGTTTCAATAAACGCTTCATTAAATGCCATATTAGTGTAAAACATATTGTAGTATGTGTTGTACGACAGTAAATCTAGCAGCGTAGACAAACCAGAAGCGTCAAAGTTATAATCTTGGAACTGCGACTGACCCTTCATATAGGCTTTTAAGTTTTGCTTGATGTCAAAAAACTCTAGCCCGTCTAGTTTTAAATTATTTTCTTCTGCCATTTTAGACTCTGCTTATTAACGTTTCTAATGTTTGAAAAATTCCAGTATCTTTTACTTTAAACTCAATGGTAATATCAATTCCATTCGGTACGACATTCGCTTCAATTGCTTGAACAATAGCTCTAGGCTCAAATGTTTTTATGGCATCGTGTATCTCTTCAATAATATCAACTTCAGTGAGAGCATCAGCTTGTTTGAACAAATATCTTTTTAGATTGACCCCGTATTCAGGATCATAAGGTCTAGTTCCAATATCTGTACTCAATAAATTTCGAAGAGAAAGTTTTACTGCTCGCTCATTCGCCACTGGAGTTACGTCTCCAGTGTTAGGGTTTGCAACAAAGCTTAGCGCTATATCTGAATATACTGTAGCCATTATTGTTTAGCTTCTTGGATCTCTTTTCTTAGTTCTTTAGTTACTTTAGCGATTTCTGATAAAGCTTTTCTTGCCCTTGTCGCCGATACTTTAACGCCTTTAGTGAGGAACTTTTCCCGTTCTTGCAAATAAGTTTCGAACAAATTTACTAAAATTTCGTGATTGTCCATAACATTTCCTTAAAAAATTACAAAAAACACTTGACATTTGCTTGACAATGTGTATAATTAACTGTGTAGCCTTTTCATTATTCTATTTATAACTTTTTTTACGGAGCTAGTTCATTTTCTATTGCGGTGACACGATCATTCAAATCTTGAAGTGAAGCCAAGATATCTCTTAACGTTTCTAGCAATGGATAATTTATAGATTCACTGTCCACAGTTCCTGTGACCGCAATATCACTCCCAGAAGATATCAGTACTGCAGTATTTCCGATTACGCTAGTATTTACATTAGAAGTTATTGATGAGCTTCCATCCGGTGATGCTATTGTTGTGTTATTTTCGAGAGATGAAACTACCACCGATCCTTTCGAAGTAAACGTTGATGTACCACCTGATGTAAATACGAGATTCTGTGTTATCGTGCCATAGTAGTTTCTAGTATCAACTAAGTAATCACCTGCATTCTCATTGGTAGAACTATTATTATATAATGTTGATAATAAAATATTACCACCACCTGTGGTTTTTATTCCAATCGGACCTTCGTTATTGGCTATTGAAATAGATCCTTTGTCGTTTGTAATCGTGATTTTAGAGGTTTCTTTCCCTCCAACTAATGCTAAATTTCCGGAAGTGTTAATAAGCTGAATACTTCCCTTGTCTGTAGTTGTGATAATATTACCAAACTTAGACGTTAGTGTGATGTGCCCGCCTTCCGTTGTGTTATCTGCATTGACTTTTCCTTGCGCAACAAAATTGATTTGTCCATTGCCGGGAATGTTCATGGTCATTGAACCGTCGTTGACATCACTTTTTGCAAAAACTGTTTTGATTCCATTTTCCAAAATCAGATAATCAGAAATGACTTCTGGAACTTCAGGGTATACTGAGTCTGAGTACATATCGAGTCGAATGTACTTATTTGGAATAGACAATTCAACTCTAGGTTGTTGAGTAATTCCACCTTCAGGATCTAAAACAAATCGGACAAGATCTTTTATGTTTTGTGTATAGCTATTTCTATTTGTATCAGATCGAATGTTTTCATTGTAGTATATTGCTGGATAACTAACGTCGCTTGGGGCAGACCATTCAAATCCCGGCTCACCTAAATTTGATAATGTGTTGCCAGGAAGAACTCCAAAGACTAAAGGTTCTTGTGAATCTCGTCCGTCTAAGAAAAATCCTACAACCCAATCTCCAATTTCTGGTCGCCCGTAAGCACCCATGACATTCGGAGAATGGATGCAGACAGCCCACGGAAGATCTTTCGTTGGAATTTCGCCGGTGTGTTTAGGTGGATGGTAACCGAATATTCTAACTTGAACACGCCCCAAAAGATATGGGTCGTAGTTATCTTCAACAACACCCATCCACCAAACAAAATCGTCTCTTCCTAAAAACATTAACTAGTGTCTCCCCCACGATTGACAAAACGATTAAAGTTATTTTTCTTCACTTCGGCTGCAGAATTCTCAAAAACTTGTTGTGTCGCTTGTTCTACTGCTGCGACCCCATCTGACTTGATAGTTTCTGCAACACCGGATGCTAATTTTTCAACGTTGATATTCAAACCAAGATCCTTGACTCCTGCGGTGATCGCCGTTTGGACCGTGCTCGCTAAACTGGTTATCAGGCTGTTGGCTAATACTCCAGCATCAGGAATAGCGATGGTTGTCGCATTGTTCACAAAATTTTCGATTTGTCCTAGATTTGGAATATTATTTTCGTTCACATAGTTATCTAAAATTGATTGAATTTGTGTTGGTGTCATTTCTGTTGGAATTTGATTTCTTAGCTTTTCGACTTCGGCAGTCACTATATCAACACTGGCCAAATTGCCAATTGCTCCGCCTACATAATCCTTCAAATCAACATACAAATTTTCTTGGTTAGTTATTGCGTCACCGATACTATTAACTCTGTTTATGTAATTATCAATACTTCCGATTGTTGTTGTAAATCTCTCATCTATAGTTCCACTAAAATTGACAAATTGTTCGGTATAATTGCTGAAATCACCATACAATTGATTATAGTCTTCTCTTATTCCATCCGCAAGTGTAAATTGAATTTCTCTTGGGGCAACTGCACGTCTAATAGTCGTTGGGGAATATGTAACTATATTTTGAGCATTTCTAGTAATTTGCTCTATGTCCAAAGTACCTAAATTAATTGGAGAAAAGTTTTCAATCCCCGCACCTAAAATATTTATTCCGGCTAAACTCTCAGCTACCAACGCCTGAATCTCTTCGTTTGAGGGAATATTTGCTAAGATCTCGGGATCAATTTCCGGAATTACCTCGGTTCTATCGTCTGGAGTATATGGGGGATCTTCTACTACTACCGAGTCCAACTCAGCGTCAGTATACGTAGACTGTGAACTATCTGCGGCGGGATTGGTTGGTCCTTCACCGTCTCTCGTTGGTTGATAAGGAGTGAATGTAGTTAATGGATTATCGCTTCCAACTTTTACCGCAGTGTCAATGTACAATTCTTCAGGTGTTGGGCGGTAATCCTCGCCCGCCACTAATCCGATTTCACCTTTTAGGGATTCTCGAACAGATGCTCTAGCTAATTCTAAATGTTTTTTATAGGATGTTGTTGTAATAATATGCCTACACGCAGTAACAAAATATTTTCCGGAATACATATTATTTTCCGGAACTTCTGCAGTAGACAAATCTAATGAATGCGAAAAATCACTAGGCAAACTTAGATAGACAATATCACCTGATCCTATGGAGTTTACACTACCCGGAACTCCTACATTGATTCTGATACCAGACATCAGCAATGCACCATTCATATCATTCTTCACCCAATCCGCTTTCATATGAACGGGATCATTGATCGCTGGGATGACTAAACGCTCACCAGGTAGACCTTGAATTCCACTATAATTACCAAATACACTTTTTTCTGCCAATAATCCGTTAACATAGAAATCACTTTGACCTTGAGTGTAATCGAATAATGAAGATTTGTATGAACGTTTTGCGATGTTGACTGTAGAAACTTTACTTTTATATAACCCCTTATTCATATTTGTAATATGATTAAAGTTATTTTGTAGTTCAACAAACTCAGTTTTCATGTATGTTTCAGCGCCTGCTGGAACGACGTAATCGTATTGAGGTGAATAAGATATCCTATAGATACCTTCTTCAGTAAAGTTAGGTGATGAACTCGTCGAAAGGTCTCTAAGATTTTTTATTCCAGCAAACACTTTCATACCCTTGTTACGAAATCCGTTCTGCGCCCGTTCGAAAAATAAATAGTAATCGCCTGTAGCACATGCACGTTTTGCTAAGTAATTGATTGCTTGGATTGGATTATATCCCGGCGATACGAAAGTTTTATTGAACGTGAGAATACCACTGTCTTTTATATTCAAGTCTAAAGATGAGTCAAGACCCATGTCTTCAACAAATAATTTGACCACTTTAGATATGTTTCGCTCTTGACCAAAAGATTTTGTGATTCTTCTTTTCTGAGATTCAATAGTACTTTTAGTTGTAAATTCTAATTTGTACGTAATAGAGTTGTTGGCGTCAAATTTACCTTTGCTAATAGTATGAACAACTAAATCATTTCTGAATAAAACTACGTCTGTAGTTCCTGGCTTGAATAGCCGGAATCTAATAATTTCTCCACCGGTCAACTGAAACTTTTCTAAACCCCCCGACATATCTCTTATTTGACAAAATCCGGATATCGAAGGGTTGAAAATATCTTCGTATATTTCTATGACTTCCATAGAATCGATGATATTAATTTCGGTACCATCCCGAAGCGTTAGACCAAAAAAGTCTACACTGAATGTGTCTGCAACATATTCGTCTAATTGAAATTCTCTATCAGAAGATTGTTTAGCTAGATTGGGGAATCTAGCCGCAGGCTGATAATTGGGGGTTACTGCCATTATTAATTGCTCGTAGAGTTCAAAATTTCTTGTATAGCGGTTTCCATTCTAGGAATAATAGAAGGTAGCAGAACTCGTATTTCTTTTTTCTTATTATTTAATTCTTCTTCATATGCATAGTTTGACAATGCGTATTTTTTATTATCATCTATTGTTTGCCAATAATCCAAACTCATTTGCACACCATCACCATCAAACCAATAGGATGAACTTGCTTTCGCCCCTATAACAGATCCATATTTAGTTTCAATATACTTGATAAATTGTTTATCGGATCTAGGCCACTCTTCAAATATATTATGTATTCCGTTTATTAGCAGTATAGTATAAGCATATGTAGGCTTACTGTACAGCTTATACGAAATATGTTCCGGAAGTTCACCGTCTTGAATGAAATATGATCTAGCACTAAGCAAGCTAGTTCTTTTTACATATTCGGTAACCTTGATTCTCTTTGTAATGTCGATAGCTGTTAGAGTATCATAATCATCGACATTATATTCGAATTTAGGATAAAATCTAAACACTATGCAAGCCTCCGATTTTCGTGTCTAGCCGCATCCTGTTCGTCACCCAATACTCTCGGATTGATTTCAATCAAACTTAAATTCAGCGTAGTTTCTGTTGGATAACCATCTTCATGAAAAGTCATCTTTTGTCCACCATAGTCTGATGAAACACCTTCAATTACACAAGGCTTGCTCCTATAGAGAAAATCTACACCGCCTTCGGGTGGATAGAATATCAAATCAAACTGTACTAAATGCGGATACCCGAATAAGAAAGTTGCACCGTCACCTAATAGCGCATCGTTAGTGTCCGGAACTGATGGTGCTGCAGCTAAACGAAATGCACTTACAATATTTTTTATATGCTTTGCTTCACTAGAACTTCTAGGTCGCATCATAAAAGGTAATCCATATCGTCTAAATCCTGGCCCTTTATATAACATTTGCGACATAGGATTGAGCGCTTGTCTTCTAGAAAATTCATATTGACTAATATTGCTTAATCCAGCAGAGCCAACAAATCCTAATGCGCTATTTAATCCGGCCTCAAGAGAATATTGTAATGCTTGAGCTGCGGTCATTGCGAAATTTTCCGCATCAAAACCATCCCCACCTGCAGCTCTAGCTTGGCTATACGCTCCACTGGAGACTGTATTGTATACATTTTCATTGCCACTTCCCGCACCGAAGATGGCATCACCTTTCATATATTCTGCTACCTGATTGATATTAAATTGTGGGGGTAGTTTTATTTTTACATTAGGTGCTTCTGTTATTTTCCCACCGAATGCATCTAAAAATTTAAATCGTGCAAACGCTACGTTGAAATCGTCATTGCTGAGTGGATACTGCAATTCATCTTTTAAGGTTAATGCTCTGTATCGTTGGATGTTTTGCATGGACCCGCCTTGAGATACAGGCCATCCAGAGTTATTAGGGAATGCTGCTTCTTCCCCATCTGCGGTTATTGCAAACACAGTACGTGCCATTTTGCAGTCCTAAATAAGAGTTATCGATCAATTATTTATAATAAAAATATGACATACCGTGGGTACAAAGGTAAATATACTCCCAAAAATTATCTTAAATATGAAGGAGATCCCACAAATATAATTTATCGAAGTTTATTAGAACGAAAATTTATGCAATGGTGCGATAGAAATAATCAAATAATAAAATGGTCAAGTGAGGAAGTTGTCATACCATATAAATCTCCTGTGGATAATCGCCATCACCGATACTTTGTAGATTTCAAGATCAAGTACAGAGATAAGTCTGGAAAGACTCGTGTGATACTAATTGAAGTGAAACCTTATCAAAAAACTATGCCTCCAGAAAAGAAAACTAAGAAAACGAAGCGATACATTCAAGAAGTTATGGAATGGGGTGTCAATGATGCTAAATGGAAAGCGGCCATTGATTATTGTAAGGATAGAAATTGGGAATTTAAGATTTTAACTGAGAAAGATTTGTCATAACCGTTATAAATAGATATATGCTAATTTTCAAAGAACTCATTTACAACGGCGTCCGATCAGGTCAAGTTCCTGCGAGGACTAAAGCCGCTCGCACATGGTATCGTGACGCTGCGGCTCAAGCGGCGGGTAATTATAGACCTAGCAACGTTGTCAAACAGTTTTCTGAAAAGAGGAGGGTTGGGAGACCTGAGCCTGGATATATGTACGCTTTTAAGTATGACCCAAAGTTCAAGAAAACTTTGCCATACTATGATGTATTTCCTTTAATTTTTCCTATTGATTTTTATGGTGACGGATTTCTGGGAATCAATTTTCATTATCTGCCTCTTCCACTTAGAGCAAAGTTGATGGATGCTTTGTATTCTTTAGCGTCGGATAAAAGATATGATGAAGAAACAAAAATGATTGCTACTTATCAAACACTGAATAAAGCATCTAAATATGGTGCGTTTAAGCCAACGGTGAAACGATATCTTTACGAAAATGTCAAGACGCCGTTCTTAGAAATTACTGCTACGGAATGGGATATTGCACTGTTTCTTCCGATGGAAAGTTTCAAAAAAGCATCGACGGATGAAGTTTGGAAAGACAGTAGATCTATTATTAAAGGAAAAAGATAAATGGCAGTTTTTAATACATCAGCTTTTGTTAATTCAGTCCAAGTAGTAAGGCCGAATTTATTTATGTCATATCTAGTAGTTCCTGCCGCATTAAAAACGGCTATGAACTATGGTGATCCCGATGTAATAGGAAGTTTATCAAATAGCGCTTGGTCATTAGGTGTAGACTTTAATGGAAATACTGCAGGAGCTTTTCCTTTTAGATGTGAAGCTACCGAATTGCCAGGAAAAACTGTCAACGGAATTGATATTGATGAATCGGGGCCTACATTTAAAGTGTCAACTGACGTGGTTTACAACGATATTAATTTATCAATCATCGCCAGCAAAGATATGCAAGAAAGAAGGATATTTGAAGCTTGGATAGAATATATGGTTGGTAATCGAAATGGCCTCGGCAACGGCATATCCGGTCGAGGTGGACTTGTCCGGTACTATAATGATTATATCGGTACATTAGAGTTATATCAGATTGATGAACAAGGAAATCGCCTTGCGGGATATACGTTACACAACACTTATCCGATTGCCCTTGGGTCAATGAGTGCTAACTGGGAAGAGCGTGATACATATCAAAGATTTTCCGTTACGATGTCATATAGATATCATACGGTATATTTTCCGGAAAACCCTTTACAGCTTGAACCTTTCTAAACTAGTTATGAAATATATTATAGGAGTATAATATGGCTTTACCTAAAATTAAATCCCCCACTTTTGAATTGAACGTCCCATCATCAGGAGAAATTGTTGTTTATCGACCTTTTTTAGTGAAAGAACAAAAAATTCTTTTGATGGCACTAGAAAGCGAAGATCAATCTGAAATGATGCGGGCAATCAAACAAATCATTATCAATTGTTGTCAGACAGAATTGGACGTTGATAATCTGCCTATGTTTGACTTAGAGTATATCTTCATGAAACTTCGTGCAAGATCCGTTGGGGAAGAAATTGAGTTAAAACTCAGTCACACTGAAGGTGAATGTGAATACAAACATCCACACACTATCAATCTTTTGGATATTGAAATTCATCGAGAGGAGGGTCACGATCCCAAAATTATCTTAGATGAAAAAGAAGGTATTGGTATTATTCTCAAATACCCCACGCTTGGGCTCGCAGATAAAATCAATGAAGCGGCAGAAAAATCTCAGATCGAAGTTATTACCGATATGGTAGTATCTTGTGTTGATGTTATTTTCGATGCAGAAGAAGTCTATCCTGCATCAGAATCGACTGAAGAAGAAATTTCGTCGTTCCTGAATGATTTGTCACAAGAACAGTTCGAGAAAGTTACTAACTTTTTTAGTACTACGCCTAAGCTGAAAGTTAGTGTTGATTGGACTTGCCCAGAATGCGGTAAAGAAGAGACTGCAGAACTGGAGGGTATGGCAAATTTTTTCGGGTAGTGCTTTCTCATGAAAACTTGGTTAATTACTATAAAGTTAATTTTTCAATGATGCAACATCATAAATATAGTTTAACAGAACTAGAAGAAATGATGCCTTTTGAGAGAGAAATATACGTGACGTTATTGATTGATCATGTGAAGAAGGAGAATGAGAAAGCGAAAGAACAAGAGGCTAAGATGAAATCAAGAAGAAGATAAGAAAAATAAATGGCTTCAAACTTAGAACGGCTTGGCGGATTCATCCAAGATAAAGCGAAAGGCGCCGCAAGCAATTTTGCATACGGCGTCAAAGCTTCATTCCTATCTGCAAACCCAGCAGGTTTTGCAAAGATTGGTGCGGGTATCGATTTCTTAAAAGATGAGATTCGTTCTCAGACACAGAACGATAAGGAAGAAGCTAAGAAACAGCGCAACGAACAGCGCCGCAGCCGTGGCTTCAATGAAATCTCTGAACGAAATCGTCAGTATCAGCAGATGCAAGAGCAGAAGCTTTTTGTATCTATTGACGAAAATATCAAAAAAATTCTAGAAATCCTCCTAAACGGGCAGGGGCAGGAAAAAGATAAAAAACAAGAAGGCTCTCTTCTTGCTGGCATTCCAGGCCTTTTTGATCCTGCCGTAAGTAGATCTCTACTATCCGCCGCCAACAATTCCAAGAAAATTGCATCATCTATTAGATCTACAGCAAATGCTATTAGATCTCTCCCAAGAGCCATGACCAATTTAACAAAAGGCATCTCGGCTGCTAGTCGTGCAGTTGCTAGAACGACTCGTGCTGTTCCGAGATTAACTGGAGCATCTCAAGGGAGAATTGGTGTTAGACCAACAACTCCAATGATCGAGGGACCTAACACTAGGACCACTAGAGGTCCGACGATAATTGATGGCGAATTTGAAGATGTAACTCGTCGACCGCAAGGTCGAGGTGGTCGTGCTACAGGTGGAATATCTCAGTTATTTGATGATATAGCACAGTCAGTTAGAAATTCTATACAGTCTATGCGAGCTTCATTGACAGGTTGGCTTACTTCTGTTAAAGGTGCGTTTTCTGGATTGGGGACCAAATTTGCTAAAATATTCCCCAACGTTGCGGAATTTGCTAACGAAATTACTACATTTTTGAAAACTGTCCTAAAGCCTGTTCTTTTAATGCTTTTTAGAGCTTTAGGTCCGGTCCTCAGTACAATTTTTGGTGCATTAACAGCATTTGATGATAATTTTTTATCTGAACAATTAGGAGTTGCTAAAGAAGAACTGGGATTTAAAGAAAGAATGGCCGGTTTCTTTGGTGGCTTTATTGGAAGTATTTTGGATGGATTTGTTATTATCGGTGGATATATTACTTCGTGGATAATGGGATTTGATTATGATGAAGTATATGGTGACAAAGAGCTAGTATTTACTGAAGCATTTACAAAAATGTTTGATTACTTTTTTGATGCTGCCAGCAACGGATTAGTTTATATAATATCATTAATAACAGGGAATGATTATGTTAATGATGTAGCGGCCGCAAATTTAGCATATCTAGCCGGAAAACTTATAGAACCTACTACTTTATTTTTCAGATCCGTTGGAGATTTCATCGCCAATACATTTGATGATCTTTTAATTTGGTGGCATAAAGAGGTTGTGGCTCCAGTTAAAGAGAAAATTGTAGATCTCAAAGAGTGGGTGCATGACAATTTTTACAGTGGGATAAGTGAAGGTCTTGGAAAAATTGTAGACAATGTTGTAGATTTTGTCTATGGTTTTTTAAATGGCGCAATCGATTTTATAAACAAAAAAGTATATGAGTACACCGATTATGATCTTATACCAGATTCTCTTAAAGCTAGTATTCGCAATACGTTAAAAATTGGTAATGTAGGTGAAGGTAGAACGAGTTTTGCTGACCAAGCAGTAGAGAGAAATGCCGAATATCTTAAAGAATTAGCCAATGAAAGAGCTGCTATTGGAACTGATACCGAATCTAGTATTAGTGAAATTAAAAATCGTCAGGCGCAGAGAACTCAAGAAACGATTGAAGCACATACTCAATCTTTAAAAACTCTAGCCATGTTGCAAGAGCAATCTCAAGTAGGTCAAAAAGAGATTAGGGCTGAAGAAGAGCGAAAGAGAAACGAACAACTGGCTCAACAACAGTCGGCAGAGGAAGAAATTAAATTATTAGAAGAAGAAGGCCAAAAGAAAAACGAGGTCGGATTCGAAAATGTGGAAGGAGCTACAGCCCAACAAACCGAACAGGCAGCCACCATAGCTGACGCTCAATTTGAGCAGTCTGAAAGGCAACATAAAGAACAATCCGATCTTCAAATATACCTGAATGATAGATTGAGCCAGATGCTTTATGGTTGGATGGGTCAACAAAGCGATTTATTCCAAGCACTTGTCGGGCCATTATTGGAAGGTCAATCTGGTGGGGGCCCGCTTGGAACAATTTTTGATAATTTATTTGGCGGTGGCAAAGGCGGCGGCCTTGGTGATGTCTTAGGAAACCTTTTTGGGAAAGGAAAAGGGGGATGGTTCGATTCTGCAAGTAATTGGCTCAAAGGAACGTTTGGTCCTATTGGAGAATCTTTGTCTGGAATAGGAGACGCTTTGGGTGGCCTATTCAAAACTTCCAGTGGAACAAGTATATTCAGCACCCCAGGCTTTAGTGGAGGATCTCTAGGTAGCATATTTGGTGGCGGTGGTGCATCGATGGATCCACTCGCAGCATTACTCGGTACTAAACTCAGCGGAAGTCTTGGATTAACGGGCGTAGGCGCTAACGCAGCATTTGATGTTGCTCAGAGCTTGTTAACGCCTGGAACTGGAATGGCTGGAATTAAAGGTGCACTTGCTGGACCTGGCGGATTTGCTGGCGGCCTTGGTGCTATAATGAGTGTCTTTAATGGTAATGTAGACACGCCTGGAGGTGCATTATCTGCTGGGTTGGGTGTTTATCAACTGTTAAGGGGTGGTGGTGTCGGCGGTGTCTTGGGTGGTGGTATTGCGAATTTAGGTTCTCGAATGATCGCTTCTCAGGCAGCACAAATGTACGGACAACAGGGGTTTGCGGCGCTGAGCCAGGCTGGTATGGGAAATGCTGCGCTGTCTGGAGCTGCCAAGACTGGTTTTATGGGTAAAGCTGGCTCCATGCTCGGAAACTTTGGTGCTGGTATGTCTGCTGGTGCTAGTACAGGATTTAATATAGGCGGCCAAGGGTTTGGGGGTCTGGGTCAAACCGGATTTGCGGCAAATGCAGGTGCTGCATTAGGTGCTATTGGTAATGGTATGATGACTTACGCTATTGCTAATATGTTGAGTGGTGGATATGAAATTAATAAGAGTTTGAATAAAGTTGCCGGCACTGTTGGTGCGTTTTTTGGTCCGGTTGGTGCTGCCATTACTGGTGTTGTTATGGGTGGTCTTAATCGTTTGTTTGGTAGGAAGGCAAAAGAATACACCGACGTTGGTTTAGATCTAAATCTAGGAGCAGACACTACAGGTCAAGTTTATAAAGACTGGATCAAAAAAGGCGGTGTATATCGTTCTGATAAGAAGGGTACGGAATATGATGATCTTGATAACGAGTTAGTTCAATACTTTAATAGTTCTGCAAAATCCATACAACAAGGATATGGCCGTCTTGCTGAAATGATGGGAATGAGCGCAGACTCGATTGTAGGATTCACTAAGTCGTACTCTGTATCACTCAAAGGATTATCTGCAGCAGAGCAGCAAAAGAAAATAACTGATGCTATGACTCAGTATGCTAAAGATGCTATCCAAGCAAGTTATGGTAATGTTGCTAAGTACGCAATTGAAGGTGAAGACACACTTGCAACATTTGAACGATTAGCAACATCTACGCAAAATGTAGATTACTGGTTCGATGCATTAGGATATACTGCGGAAAAAACTACCGATATATTCAAAACAGTTGGTGAGGATATGTCTACTGCAGGCGCAGAAGCTGCAGCAGGATTCTTAGGAATTGATTGGACAAAGACAGGATACTATGCTAACTTTATGGGTGGTGGAATACCTTCCGCCGCTATGTATGGTAGTGGTGGTCCGTGGACCGAAGGTATGTACAGTATGTACGAAGGGTTTGGTGGCTACGGAGGGTTTGCTCTTACTGCTGCTGCTCCTACTGCAGAACAGCAAGCAAATCAACAAGCATTAGGTATCGCAGGAGCTAAAGCCGCATTTGTAGAAATGTTTGGTGGTCAGGAAGCATTCGGGTCTGCGATGTCCTCGTACTTTAATTTATTTTATAGCGCAGAAGAACAAGCAGAGTTTGCTCGTAGACAGGCTGTGAAGTTAGCGGAAGATGTGCTATCTGGATTGGATCCGGAAATTGCATCATTGATCGAACAGTTTGGTGAAAGTGGCGTTCAAACACAAGAACAGTTTGATCAAGCGCTTAATGATTATCGTGCCCAAATTGATGCTGCAATTGCTGCGGGTGATATGGAACTCGCACAAGAATTGATATCAGGTGCTGAATTGTTCTATCAAGCTGCTGAATTAAGCATGCAAGCCGCAGAGATGAATGAAGAAGGGGATCTAATCAGTCAGATGACGCCAGGGGAATTCTTTGGGCATACAATACAAGCCGCTCAAGGTGTTATGGGTGCAGTGGGCACTGAAGAAGGTATCAAGACACTTTCTGATACACTAGAGACTACAGCGTTTACTGCAGCGGATGCGGGGGTATTAGCAACAGAAACAGCGGCCGCTGTAGGAGAAGCAGTGTCGTCAGCAAATGACGGAAATCAATTTAGAGATCTTATTTCTGCAGCACCGTCAATCAACACTAATCAAAATGTTACTAATCAGAATGTGAATCTATTCTCCGATAACATTCGAGATTATCATCCGATTCTTGATGTCAATATTCGGGGTGTCACCAACGCATTTATTGGAGTCGGGAGTAACTAAAAAAAGGGGAGCATTGTGCTCCCCTTTGAGTATTAAGCTTCGGCTAGCTTTTCAAAGTAAGTTAGCCCGTCATCGTCATTATCAGTCGACCACGGATCATCACTCGCTTCTTCTACAGTCTTAGTCTTAGCTTGGACAGGTTCTGGTATAGACTTGGGTGCTGGGGCAACATCCTCATCTAATCCAAGAACATAGTTCAATCGAGTTTTCAACTCATCATAAGTCTTGAAGTTTTCAGGGCTTACGAACTCATTGAGTGCATATTCTGATCCCCAAATACGTTCAAGGTCATCATCATCATCAGACAAAGGAGAGACAGTATCAAATTCTGACTTGTCATAGTTTTGATAGCCTTCAACTTTACGAATCTTTAGTTTGAAGTTTGCGCCTTCCCATAAATCAAAAGGATTTACTGGAGTCTCGTCTTCGAACTCTGGATTCATTTGATCGTTCAGTTTATCAAAGATTTTCTTACCAAACTTGAACAGTCGAACTTCACCTTCATTATCGGGATTGGCTGGATCTTTTACGATATAAACGTTAGCGATGTAAGAGAGCCTACGCTTTTGTTTACGTGCAACGTCTTTATCAGACTCGATACCAGAATTCCATAGCATTGAGTTATGCTCAGATACAGGATCTTTCTGATTGAGCGTAGTCAATGAATTCTCGATATACCATCGACCGCTAGGGCCTTGGAATGAGTGTGACCAGAGTTGTACCCAAGGAAGATCCTCTCCCTTAGCAGGTGGAAGAAAGCGGATAACAGCAAAGCCATTACCTGCTTTGTCTACAGCGGGACGCCAGAAACGAGTATCCTCATAAGATTTCTTTTCGCTTCCTCCGGTCGATACTTTCGTAACTTCCTCAGTAAGTTTCTTGAGATCTTTGTTTCGTTGACGCTTTAGTTCTGCAAAGTTTGTAGCCATTTGTATTACCTCGTATGTTTTCGTATATTAGTTGTATGTTTATCTTGTCCACTTTATTCATTATATAATATTATATAGTCAGACCGACCATATTTTTCAGTGTAGTTGTGTACTTTTTCACATCGAAAGTTATAAACGGTCGATACTTCTTACACAATCTACTGACCTCGCCATATAGCGGGTCATATAGTATAGTATCATAATTATTCATAAATGTCAAGATTGAATCTAAAATAATTAGTGATTCTATGCTAATTTCTTTTTGTAGATATTTCCGAATGATCATTGGATGCTCACCCGGCTCTACTTCAAATAATTTATTCATCTCTTCGGATGTGATGCCATCCATGAATGTCATCTCATTTTCGAATACATACGACATCGACTCTCGCTTCTTTAGCCATTGCTTATAAACAGACTCACCTTTTTCGGAAATGAGATCTCCAACCCATATCTTAGGATCATTTATAAAATTGGCTACAAGAAAATCTTCTAGATTACTCCCTTTAGTTTTACCTAACTTTACGAAGTAATATTTGTCGTTACGTTTCATGAATGTGTTTTCTGAGACCCTAAACTTTTTATTGTATTTGAAATAGTCATACTCATCTACTGTAAAGTGATTCTTTACCGCAAGATATGTTGCATAGGTATTCAAACCATCCACTATTTGTTGTCCTTGAATTTCAGTTTAGGCTTTTTACTCACAACCATCTTAGTGCGAACTGCATCTGTTTCAATAACGGATTTCATTTGAGATGTCACGAGAGATGCCGCAGTTTCTATTTCAACATTATTTTTTTCGCAATACCAAAGGATAGAGTCCATCATAGAGATTGGCGCTCTGTCACGCATGATGTTTAAAATGCGTTTCTCGAATTCTTTTTGACTGAGAATTTTTAGTTTTGCTTTATCTTCTTCCATGTTACCTTGAATGTGTTTATACAGTTTCATTGGAATTCTCACTGATAACTTCAACTTCAGGCTTTCTATTTCGCCTTTTCGCTCGGCTAATAGCCGCTAAACGTCGTTTTTCGTTGTCGGCAAGTCTTCGAAATTTTCGATTGAGTCCGGTTTTGTGTATTTGATTAAGTTTCTTTTCGGGTTCTTGTACGGGATTCTTTGCTCGCAACTCTAAAATTTTTGTTGCAATTGATCTTGCATCATGAGGTAATTCTTGATATAATCTTTTACCTTTTTTAGATGAGTTTCCCGACTTTCGTAACAGTTTCGCTTTCTTTCCGTTCATACGAATCTCCATTTGATGAAGACGCTAGTATATCACCATACCCCGAACTTGTCAAGTAATCCAGACACTTTCCACAATTTAAATCATTTTCATATAGGCGCTTTAGCAAGTCACCCGAATTATCATAATCTGATTCACGGATGTTCCTGCAAACGCACAGAATCATTGTTCTTGTGAGAATTTTTCTAGATGTTTAATATATTCCATAATGCTGTGATCACTGAAACTGTCGATCTTACCTTTCTTCAATCCATCCCAAATACCACGCAGTTTGTCTTTTGTCAACTGCCATCCAGTTAGATTGCGAACACGACCGTATGCGTTGATGTAGCAGGCGGTGCCGTGATGTTTGTATCCCAGAATCGCCGGTGGAACTGTAGTTACGATATCGTTGTTGTTTCTCCAACGATAGTGCCGAACTGGAAGACTCTTACAATATTTGTCCCAACCTACACGAGGAGAACCATACGTGTACAACTCTTCAACTTCAGGCATATCAGAATCAAGAACACACCGAGCAGAAATGATTGTCGCCATCGCTGCACCTAGACTATGACCAGTGACCCACACTTTGCGTTTACCGACTGCTTTAGGTGTCAAGTCTTCACGAATCATAGGCCAGAGTTCGTCAACTTCCGACTTGAACCCACGATGAACACGGCTAACCGTCTCAGACAAAACTGGTAACGCCTGAAGATCTGCTTTGATATCATTAAATTCTGTGGGCTGAGTTCCACGACAAGCAATGACTAAATCTTCTTTGTTTTGAAAACGATATGCTTGCGACCCTTCACGGTCATAAAATTCACATTGCGTGAATCCTAATTTCTTTACTTGTTTCTTAGCGTCTGCTTCTCCCATGTAAGCAATCGCACTGAGCCTAGCAAACAATGCACTCTTTTCTTGAAAACTCATTTTACTAATCATTTCTTTTTCTCCAGTTTTTTAATTCGTGCTTCGAGTTCGTCTATCTTTTTAGTGACTTTAGGATATTTCTTTCGCCACGCTGTGGGATCGTCCTGCAACCATTCCCACCCGAATTTGTCAACGAGTGTGTCAAGGAACAGATCGAATTTGGCATAACACCAAAGTGCCATGTGCGTGTCTTTGAACCACGCTAAGAAAGCAGCACCAAAAACAGACCCAGCGATAGCTGTGTATATCCACAGCGTATCGCCGAACATAGCAGTT